AAGTTTTTTGGTATTGTTTTATAAATAGATTGTAAAGTGAATACGAACTTTTAATAGCTTCACCTGAAATATCAGTCGAAGTCAAGTTAGCTCTGAATATTGGCATATTCTGACCGAACCTATCTCTAATATTTTCTTTTATAATTTCGTTTGTTTTTTCAAAAAGTTTATCGTGGTTTTGAATATCGATTTTTCTCAAATCAAACTCGTCCGAACCTACGCCATAAATAACATTAAATCTCGATGCTTTTTCAGCACCTTGCATATTTTTTATACCTTGTTCAATAGTTAATTTTGTTTGCTGGTTTTGTTCGTTTTTGAAAAATAAAAAGTGCGAAGCCATAAAATTAGTAACAATATTTTTATAGTTAAATATTTTCATTTGATTATCAACAATACAATCCTCTTGTACTGGGTCTATCCAAGCTAAAGGATATTCGCCTTTATCTTCTGAGTAATAAAGCAACTGCCCTGAAAAACTATCCACGCCTCCGTCTAATTCAATTTGAGCCTGAATATCCTCAATATTATCGCTCCATTCGTAACACAATCTTAAATCTTCTTTATTTAGCTTTTCGTGCAATTGCTCCCAATTATCAGAAATAACATATTTTTTAAACTCGCAAACTTCGTCTTTTTTGTAGTAAAAACGAACGTAATCAAAAGGTATATGATAAAGTTCAAATGTTTTATAATTTGCAGTCAACCGTCTGAATATTGCAAAACCTCGATATTTTGAAAAATCTTTAATTAAATTACTCAAAATATCTTTTAACTGTTCATTGTTTTGATTGATTATAATTGTTTCCAAACTTTTATCAATCAACCCATTGCCTTGCAAAAAAGAAATTAACCTATCTGTACAATTTTTTGCAGTCCCAGAGCCATTAATTAATTTAGTTATATTTTGAGGATATAAATTATCTTCGTCAAAATTAACAATATTATAATTTGTATTATAATCATTATCAACTCTTTGATTAATATGTTTCTCCTGAACTTGCATTTTTTTTACTTTTTAATTTTTGTTTTTTTTACAAACTCATTTAATTCGCTTGCGGTAATTATAACTGCTTCTTTAATTGTTTTGTCAATTTCAATTTCAGTCAATTCAAAATGCCCTTCAGCTTTTGGGTATTTAGTCAAATAATCCATTATTTGCTCTTGCGTCCATTCGCTTATATCTGTACGAGTTCCAGCAATATATAGAATTTCACTACCAGCTTTTACCTTATAACTATATTTTTCTAATTCCATTTTTTTATTGTTTATTAAATTATTTATATTTTGTTTTACAGATAGTATTCGATACATATCCATTAAAGAATTTCGGCAAGTGCCAGCGGGAGGAGTGTTAGTAACTTGTACCCACTCCGCCCGCAAGCTCGCCACCCCCTGAGAAGTGCTTACTAAATTATTAAAATCTATTAAACAACAACTCATTTTCTTTTATGTTAAAAGAGATTCAATTAATGTAATAGTAGTAGTAATATCCGTTTTGAATAAAGACATTAAACTTTTACTTTCCTTTGATTTTTCTGTTGAGGTCATTGTTAAAGTGTAGTTGCCAGCGTTTGCATTCAAATCTTTATCATATTGGCTAATTTTCATACCTGAATCATTACCGTAAATTTCAAATTTAACATCCCCATTTGGGTTTCTATTGGTAACAATAGCAACAAAACGCCCACCAATTGCATCGTGCAAAGTTTCCTTAATATCAGCACTTGAAACATTCAACATTCCTGTTAAAGAGTGTGTATATGTTTTGGTAGCTAAATCAAAGGTTTGCGTACCATTCATTGTTTCATCAACAAACTCAAATTTGTACCCTAAATCAGTGCCAGCTAAAACTATATCAGTCATTAGCATTAAATTAGTGCTCGATACTGTTTTAGTTGCTTTTTCCCAATCAACATAATTTATTAATACAACGCTGTCGGAAGCCCCCCCCACGGAAGGCTTGTCGCAAGCATTTAATACAGCCGTAGCTATTTTTGTAACACAACTCATTTTTTATCCTTTCTTTTTTTAATATGCAACTTGTACTAAACTTGCATTTGGTATTTTAACATCCATTGCAAAAGTAGAACGAATATTAAATAACTCGTCTTTTTCGTCATACCACCAATTTGTTGCCATATTCATATCGTCTGTGTCAAAACCTGTTTGAATAGCAGATAAAGAAGTGTATAATGCAAAATGGCGAGGCAAAGTATATTTTGTACCATTGATAAAATCAGCTTTTATATATCTGTCCCAATCAGGCACTACAACGATAGGAACGCCCATAAAAGTATAAGCATAAGTTCCATTTTCCATTTGTATTTTATCGCTTTCACGGTATGTGTTACCTTGATTTGTAAGCTCCCAATTGTTTACGATTGAACGTGAAACAATAAATACTTTATCAGTGCGAGCCGATAATTCTTCAGTAGCATTGTAATATAAACCTTGTAATATTTCTTTTGCTCTACCACTTGCTAAAGCGTCTTGTAGTGCATAAGTTGATAACCCATTTTCTGTAATAGTATATCTACGAGAAGCATCACCAGCTACTATTGTAGCTAATTGTTTATAATATCCATCGAACTCGTTGTAATTAGCAACTGCGTCCGAATTTCTTAAAACACCACCACCACTAATCAAAGCCATTGAGGTATCGCCAAACCAAGATTTTCTGACAATATCATCTGTTACCGCTTTTGTGAACATATCCATTATAATAGCTGATATTTGTTTGTTTTGTGTTGCAGTACCTACTCCTTGTTGAACTGCTACAACTGCCTTGCTAATATCAGCCGCTTCATAACCTAATCCAATTCCAATAGCAATTAAATTAGTTCGTAAGTTTTTTAAACAATATTTTGGCCAAGCTTTTAACTCTATTGGGAACCATGTATATTCGCTTGAAGGTATATCCGCCGAAACAGCACCAACACCACAACCACCATCGGCAAAAGTTATTTTTGAATATGCACCCAAAACAGTAGCCAATTGTCTTGATTTAATTTCACGGAATACAGTTGAGTAACTTGTTATTGCAGTAGATTGAACTACTGGTTCAATTATTAAAGAGAGGTTATCTAAACCTACACTTGTTCCATTTATTCCTGCCATTATTTTGACCTCCTTATTTTAATTTATTTATTTTAAAATTTGCACGTTCTAAAATCAAAGCTTGTGCTTCGCTTATTTCATTTTCTTTTTTTTCAATATTTTTTACAAACACTTGTTTTTTTACTATTGCCATAGGCTTTCCGATAGCAGTATTAAACTCCGAAATCTTTGCAGTTGTATTTTCAATTGCCGTTTTTAATTCTGTATTTTCAGCTTTTAATGCTTCTAATTCAGCTTTCAAAGCTTCTACATCTTCTATTATTTCCTCTGTAATTTCCATTATTACATTAGCTTCTATTTTAATAATAGAGCCATTCTCTAAAGTAATATCGCCTGTAAAACTTTCAACAAGCGTTTCGTTTTCGTACACTTGAACAGTAGCACCAACCTCTAAAGTTTCAGCCTCTGTTACAATTTTCATTCCATCAGCTCCAATCATTTCGATAGCTTGAACTGTTGTAGTTTCTTCAGCCCTTGACTTTGTCAAAAGTGAAATTGCCTCAGTTAATTTTTCAATTACATTCATTTTTTTTTCATTTATTTTATTTTTGTTTATATGCAAAAAGGCAACTGCCTTAATTGTTTCTATTTGGTTGCTTACAATTCCAAACTCTACCGCTTGTTTTGAGTTTATACGTGTTTCATTTATTAACAGTTCTTTTAATTTATCGGTATTTATTTTAGTTCTTTTTTGATATAAATTAATAAACCATTTATTCCAAACTTCCATTTCCTCAGCTACTTCTTTTAATTTAAAAGAATTTGCAGTTACTTCTGTTAAAGGATAGTGGAGCATTATATCAGCATTTTCGGTTATCTTCCTATTTTCTAAAGGCACACTACAAAGAATAACAGAAGCCATTGAATAACAAGACCCATTAACAATTATATTTATTTTTACACCTTCTTCTTGTATTTGAACTAAATAATCATATATCTTTTCCCCCTCAACTACCGAGCCACCATTAGAGTTTAAATAAATTTTAATATCTTTTTCATTCCCTATATCATTTTGAAGTTTTGCGAGTGAAATATCTCCATTTTCTTTTTCATTATCAATAACTCCATTTAGATAAATTATTTTAGCCATAATACATTTATTTATTAAATGCAAATATAATATAAATATTTAACAATAATTATACTTTTTTAACTATTTTATTTTTTTTTAAAATGTTATTCTATCTTGTGTTACTTTAGCTTGGGTTAATCCCCCTTGTATATCAGTAACTGCAACCTGAATATTCATATTTTGTATTGATTTGTCGAGACCACTTATTGCTAAGTTTTGGTTTGTATCGTTTACTGCATTATTAACTACATTCTGAGGCATAGCAAAGCCAGCACTATAAGGAACGCCTTGCGAACCACCTCCGCCTCCACCTCCGCCGCCGCTACTGCTTACATTCTTTGCACTTTTTGTATTTATTATATCATAAGCCTTTTTAATGTTAATACCTATCTGAGCCATCATAATTCCAAATTGAATAGCCCCAGCACCTCCAAAGGTTACTGAATTTAATTTATTAGCACTTGAGCTACTCACTGCTGAGGCTATTGCGGTTGCAGTATCGTAAGCGATTTGAGCCAGTGCCGAAGCCTTACCTGTCTTATCAAAAGCATCTAATAATCCAATAACACTACTAACTGCATCGGCTTGCAATTGTTTCTTTAAATCGGTAACCGCTTTAGCTCTATTAATTTCTGTTTTAGCAAAATCATCGTCAGCCTTTTTTTTCAATTCATTATATTGTGCATCTGTTATTTGTTGCTGTATTAATGCGTTTTGATAAAGTGCTAATTTTGCATTATATTTTTCCCTTTCATATTCATATTCTGAAACGTCCGTATTTTTTTTGTCTTCTATTTTTTTTAATTCATTATCAAATTGTATTTTATTAAAATTATCAATATTCTCTTGTTTTATTTGTGCATATTTCGCTTCAATATTTGCTTTTTCGCCTTCAATTAATTCCGTATTTGCAAGTTCCTGTTCCATTTTTAAAGCGTTCATTTCATTTTGCTTTTCTAAATATGCAGTTGTACCTTGCTCTAAGCCTTGCAGTTCTATTTCTGTTTTTTCAATTTCAATATCTTGTAATCGTTTTTTTTCTTTGTCTTGTTTTTCTTTGTTTAATACATCAATATCAGCCCAATATTTTTCCATTATACTCTCACGTGCCTTAATACCACTTGCAGTTGCTTTACTTATTGCATTAACTTCGTCGCGGGCTTGATTAAACAATTCTTTTTTCTTACGTTCGTACTCCTCTTTTATTAAAGCTGTTTCATTATCTCTAATAATTTTACGATTTTCTTTTTCTTTTTGTAAAAATTCTAATCTTTTTTTCTCTGCGCCCTCCTCTATTTTTTTAATATTTTCAACTTTCTCTATTTCTTTTGCTGTTAAATCATTATTCAAATTAGTATAAGCAAGTTTTAACTCTTTAATAGTTTGCAATGTTTTAGGGTCGCTTACTAAAAAATAGTATCGCTCCATTAACTTAATTTCATAACCTTTTAATATTATAGCCTCTTGTAGCTTTTCTTTTTCTAATTTATAAAGATTTTCGCCCGCCGTTTTTCTTTGTTCAGTGCTTAATGTAGTATCGTTGATTGCTTTTTTATAACTATTTAATTCAGTGATTTGCTCAGCCCATTTTATCTGAGCGTCTTTCCCAATTGATTGTAAACTATTATATAACTCTTGCAAGCTATCTATAGTAGGTTGTACACTATTGGATACAGAAATCATCGCAGCTCCCAAATCTACAAACGTTTGCCATATTGGAACTTCTGAAATATTATTAAATACATCTAAAATATTATTAGTTTTCTCTTCCATATTACCCCAAACCTTACCCCAAAAGCCCCTGTCTGCTTCCTCACCTAATTTTTTAAAGCCATCTTCAGCCTTTGAGGTTGCAGAAAATAAAGTGCCTAATAAAGCAACTACCGCACCAATACCCGAACTAATCAAAGCGGTTTTTAAAAACTTTAAAGCAGTGGATATTTTACTTACACCACCAGCCGCACCTCCAGCACTCGTGCGGAACTTCTCTTGCATTTCAGTATATAGCATCAATATTTGTTGTCCACTCATAAAAGACGCACCCAAATTGCCCATTCCTGTATTAAGCATTCCTGTGCCTTGAAACGCACCCAAAATTGAATTAGTGTAATTACCTACATTCCGACGATAATCGCCAGTTGATTGCTCTAATACTTTTAGCTGTTGAGTAAGTGCTAATTTTTGCGAAGTTAAAGCCTTGCCGTGTACTGTGTTTTTTCGCTCTACACCGTTCATTTTTTCCCACGCAATAGTAACCACTTTTAATTGTGCTTTTAAACTATCCAAAGAGCCAGCCTCTTCGTTCAATACTTTTTGATATTGTATACTATCAACTGTTGCCTCTCGCACTTCTTTAGTCCAAAACTTAACCTCCCCAGTAGCTAATTGCTGTTTACCGATTAAATCATTTAATGCTTTTTGTTTTTGTTTTATCAATTCTGTATCTGTTGACAAATCAGTATTTAATTGTTCTAATTCTTTTTCTGTCTCTTTAACCTCTTTATTATAGTTTGCTAATTGTGCCTTTGCTTTTACTAATTCAGTTGCATTTTGTTGTAAATCTTTGTTGAAGTCAGCAACTACATCTGCAAGTTTCTGTGTACCTATTGTTACTATATCTATTTCGTTTGCCATTATTATAAAATTTTAATCATTTCTAAAGTACACTTTTTGCCTGAAACAAAGCCACTAACTTTTTGCAAATATAAGTAACTCTGTAATTGTTCAATAAATATTACTCTCGATAAACTTAAATTATGAAATTCAATATCTGTTAGTAATACTTCCACTTTAACCGCACGCATATTATAAATATATGAAAATGCATCGATATTATTATTAAGTAAATTATCCCATTCTAAATCTATAAATGCTCCAAAATTTGGATCATCTATTATAGGGCCGTAAACGACTGTGTAATCTTTATTTACAAGTTGATATTCTTTACCATTATATATTTTTTTAGGATATATTATACGCGGTTTCAATTTGTTTTTAAATACTCCATCTTCATAAATAGGACAAAATGCTACTGATTCTAAATTTAACGTTCTAATAACCTCAGGCGTTGCTCCAAATATACTATCGAAAAACACAACCTCTTTTTCTAACAGTTCATTTATTATAGTTACATTTCCTATCCCTTTGTACCACTCAGACATTACATCCCCTTTGTACTGAAACACATTGTTTTTTGCCCATTTACCGAATTTATACTCTTGGCTTTTTAAACCGCAATAATTATTACTGAGGTCTTGAGCATTTGCAATATTTGATATAATATTTTTAATTGGTATTAATTTAATTATCTTTTCCTGTTCGTCAATTTCAGGTATTAAAAAAGATAATTGGCAAACTGCTTTAAAAAATTCATTTTGTTTTATTTCGGGCATCCCTGCATTAACTTCAAATGTACCACCGAATAATATTTGCATATCTGTTATCGGAGTTATTTCACAATAAAAGTTTTTAATATAAAATTCGCTTGGGAATGCTTCAAAAGGTGTGTATGATTTTTTGCCATCAGCATTTACCATTATTTTCATAAACCATAAATAAGTACTCGCTCCCAAAGTTACATCAATATAATGGTCAAAACTATTATTTTCCTGCCCATTTAAATTTACGATAATTGTGTCTCCGTTGTTTATATTTAGTAGTATATTAATATTTGTTATAGGTTGCTCTTGGTTTTGTGGCACATAAACATCACCTCTCACTCTTACTCTGTAAGTACCAGAATATTTTACTCTGTAATATATAGTTCCACCACCATAATAATCAATGTTTTGTGCCCCCGATATTATATTATATGTTTTTAAATCGTAATTATGCTGTGTATATGAAAAGTCATTGTATCCATTGTATAAATGGCTTGGTGTTTCACCATAACTTGCTTTCATTTTGGCATTAAGTAGTTGTAAGGTATCGGATAAATACAAAAAACTATCTCTTACTATATCAGCCCAATCGGTGAAGTCCTCAGTATAACCAGCTTGATTAATAATTCTCTTCATAACTTCATTTATACGAATAGATGGGTGTGTTAAATCAGCTATGCAAATATTATCAACTGTCCCTATTGTATCGTAAACAGTATTCGTGTTCGTTTCACATAGTAAATATCTAATTTGGTCTACTGAATAATCGGGGTTTATATTATTGTAATTAGCTATATGCCACGCTGTCCATCCTACATTTAGATTATTACAGTCTAATAATTTTAAGCTTTTATCAGTCAATTGGAAAAATGTAATAGCTTCACTCGCAAGCATTATATTTATTTTTTTTTCTGAAACTGAATTGATAAAAGCAACTCCATTATCAAATATGTTAATATCATTAATTATTAATGTAGCTTTTAATTTTTCTTTTGAAAGTCCATTTATTGAATTTATATCATTGTTATATGAAAATGCTTTTATATTATTTGGCGTTAATACGATATCAATGTTATTTGAATAACTTACCTTTGAAGTGAACTCACCTAAATTAAACGTACTTTTATTTAATTGCAAAATAGTATCTTGCGACAAATCAATTTCAATGTCATTAATTAGCAACCTATAATTTCGCATAATTATCAATATCAAATGTTAAAGTAATATTATATCTAACTTCGTCTTTTTCTCTAATAACTAAATCATTTGTATTTATATTTATATTCAATAAGCATTTCTGAGTTTCTGAGTAAACAAAGGCTTGGCTACTATTTATAATTGAACTTATTCCTATCATATCATTTTCGCTTACATTTTCAACACTGGCAGTTATTGTTCGAGTTTTATCACCATACCTTGTTTGCAAGTTTATCTTTTTAATAATAACCTGAGCACTATTTTTTATTTTTTCTTGGTAGTCGCAGTTAAACCAATAATGCATTAATCCTTTTTCTCCTATCCAATATAACTGCAATTCATTTTTAAATAAACCAGCGTTTTGAACTGTTTTAGTATTGACTGTTCGAGTTGCAAAGAATATATCATCTTCGCTTATTACAAATTTTATATCATTAATAATTGTAATTGCTGTTATTACTTTTGAATATAATAAGAACCCAATATCATTATTGTTAATAATTGGTAGTATACTATCAGAAACATTATTTACTTTTGCTGTTATATAAGTAGATAAATATTTTCGTGCAAATATACCTAAATGTCCCACTTGTTGATTTGTAGCATTTCCAAAATCTTTATAGGTAAGCTTATCAAACCCATTAACTACCTCTCTATCTGCAGTATGGTCGTAGGGTAAATAATTTTCTAAAGATGCTCTTTGTGTATTGCTGGCAAAAGGTGCTCCGAAAATAGTTATATCCATCGGAGAGACTAAATTGCCACTTGTTAAAGTAGCATTATTATAAACTTCAATTATCAACTTTTTGCAAAAGTCCTCAGTATTATTTGTTAATCCCGAAATAGCTTTTATATTATAGTTCTGTTCAAATATATTTTGAGCAAATAAACCACTCAAAAGAGTTTTGCTATTCATACGAAATTGAAAATCTTTGTCGGGGGTGTAATATAAATTTGCTAATTCATTGCTTTTATTTTCTTCATATAATAATATACCAACCCTTGCAGTTGATAACATACCAATAACCTCGCCCTTATCGTGGATAGCTTGACAAGTGAAGCCTGTTATATCATATCCTAAGCCATTAACAGTTAATTCAATTGTTACATATTCATATTGATTGTCCAAGCGTTTTATTCTAATTCTGTACGTTCCATTGGTTAAAGGTGTTGAGGAGAAATTGCTTTCTATTCTATTGGTTGCAGTTACAATTTGGGCACTCGGTTCAAACTCATTATATTGCATAACAAAATAATCATCTTGCAAAGACGATAAAAGCTCCG